CGCTATATACGCGGACATAAATTACCCCGTGGCTACCCTATGTTTTTTCTACCGGGAGGGAGTACTTGCAAAAGTTGTTTCGTAAGTCGTTGATTACCAACAAGGTTCGTGCAATATTGATTATGTCTAATTTACACGAGTAAAGCAGATAAGTAGCTGATTACCAATGACTTATGATGTTTTCGTTATTGCAAGTTAGTTGCATTAAGCCATTTATCCAGTAGCTTTCGCAAATCGACAGATCAACCAGTGCAATTGCGTCAATGGTTGGCGTTTCGTATCGTTTTATCTTGATGTGTTGATGTCTATTTTTTACGCTTTCTGCCGTCACCAAAACGATCACAAACGATCACAAACGATCACAAGCAATCATCTATCAATCTGCCAGTGCTTTCCGCTTGAAACCCGCATAAACACTGAACTTTCACTTTCTCTCGTGTTGTAAGTTGTTTATATTGTTAGTACTTACAGCAAAAGTTGTCGCTTTAAATCAATTTGATCAATTTTCTGCTCTTTTGTTATTAGCTGAATATTAGCAACTTATGCACAAGGTGTTGACATCGATTTATAAAAATGCACGATGAAAAGCTCACAACTTATTCACCAAAAAACATTATTACTTATTATGAAAAACTTAACAATGACCAAACAAGACTTTATCGACTTAGTTAATAACCAAGAGGATGGCGAGCTTTGGCTTTATTCTATATTAGGCAAACGATTTAATCACATCATTAATCAAGGCTTACAAGCTGAGTGGTTAACTCTTAAAGGTGAATACGTAAAAGTAACATTCTAATCACCACTACAAACAACTCACACAAAAAACCGATATGATAACATTAGAAGAAACACTTCAAACACTTTTCACCGCTTGCGATGGTGGCACTGAAAATTACGAGCATTACAACTTGCCAGTCTTTACGATTGGCGGTGCCGAATATGCAATAGCATCTAATGAAGATGAAGCGAATGAAGCTTGCAAGGAATACATAAAAGAAACTATTTGGGCTTTTAACGCTGACTTTCTCAGCCATTACATTTCAAGCTTAGATGCTGAAGATATTGATGCATTACGACAAAACAAGTGTGAATCCATGAATGAAGCATTACGCAAGCTTATCGATGATTTTGACTTGTTGTGTGAGGATGCTATTAGTGCCGATGGTTTAGGACATTTCCTATCATCTTATGATGGCGAGTGTTTAGAAGTTGGCGATTTTCACTTGTTTAGAATTAACTAAGAAAGGTAAGAACATGAAAACAGAAAAGACAACCGACGAACGATTGAAACGATACGCAATGAACCAACAACCAATGGACATCAATAGAGCAATGCCACGAACACCAAAGAAAACCTTTATGCTTTACTTGTTACTCTCTCCAGTGTTAGCACTGGGAGCTTGGCTTGTGCTTATTTGGGCGTGTTTGAATACTGACGCTAATTAATAGAATGAAACCATTATTACTACTCACATTACTACTCTTCACCAGTTGCTCGACAACCTATCGTGATCATCCACTTGATACTTGTCCGTCCGATGAAGGCTTTAGTTGTCCTGTTGACGGCTCGCCTTGTCCTTTTTGCACCACCAACCGATAAAACCAACCAATAGAAAACCGATAATGAACGAAGAAAACCAAGACGATAAAGACTATTGTAAATTATGTGAGTGCATTCTTACAGAGCATGAGACCGATGTTTGTATGTGGTGTGAAGAGGACGATGACAACGAATAAACAAGAGCAGTTACCGAGCAAAGCGAGTAAGTGCGATGGGAGCAAAGCGACTGCTGTCTGCAAACATTGCGGTCTAACCTTGCAAGGCATGGAGAGAGAAGTTGAAGATATATGTGTATCGTGCCTTGCTGATATGTGCTTTAAACCCGGCTACTCAATCATCGAAGGCATGATACGACAAGCCACCGACAACCCTATAAATAAACCAACCGATAAAACTAATGATACAACCGAGAAAACTACCACTAGAAAAGATCAAGACAGCTGTAAGTAAAGTCTTTGATACCACGCCAGAGCTGATCGACAGCGACACACGCTACCAACCACACGCCTTAGCTAGGCAGATATGTTACTACTACGCCATGGCTGGACGCTCTTATGTGTCCGTAGCAAACCTGTTTAACAAGCACCACGGATCGATAATGCACGGAGTCAAAAAGATACGAAGCCTTTGCGATGATGACTGGCAGATCAAAGCGTACCTAACCGAGATCGAGAAAGAGCTATGAGTATTACAACCGCACTCGTTATTATTATGCTGTTCCTTATGCTCATCTCCTTTTTATATGAAGACTAAAGAAACCATGACTTACACAATAAAAGACACCGAAACTAATAGAACATTTCAATGGACACTGACTGAAGTGTTAGAAGAAATTAACCGAGATAGATCAGGTGATTGGCAAGACTACGATGAAACCGACTGGAAGGAAGGTTGGAACTTTTGGGTCGAGGAAGCAGGATACCTGACCATGATAAAGGATTGAACAATGAAAGAACTAACCTTAGAACCAACACTTATGATAGAAGAACTTATGTTTTACATACACCAAAATGAGATGGGAGGGGATTGTATTGATCCGTCGAATAGATTTTTTCCCTTGTACTTAGAATTACAGAAGCTACTTGACAAGCTTAACAACGAACGCCATGACTTGTACGTGTCCGTGAAAAATGATGAAACTAAATAACACGAAAACCGATATGAAAGCAAAACCACTAACTTATGACCTTGTTGAACTTGTCATTCATTACGATGATAAAACAACCGAATCAATGATCGTATCATTGGACTCTTTTGCACATGAAGCTGTGAAAGAATACGCTCGTATAAATGAATACAAACTCGATTGTTTAACACCTGACGAAACCACGCTTGCTGTATGAAATACGATTTAGAACTAGATAATGTGCTGTCCCTGTTTGATGGTATGTCATGCGGACAACTGGCGTTGGATACACTAGGTATAAAAGTTAATAACTACTTTGCCAGTGAGATCGATCCGTACGCTATTAAGATAGCCAAAAAGAACTATCCGAATACCAAGCATCTTGGTTCTGTTGTAGATGTAAAAGGTACAGACCTACCTAAGATTGATCTGTTGATAGGAGGTAGTCCGTGCCAATCTTTTTCCAATGCAGGTGATAGAACAGGCATGGATGGTAAGAGTAAATTGTTTTGGGAGTTTGTGCGTGTACTGAAAGAGACCAACCCTACCTACTTTTTATTGGAGAATGTACGGATGAAGAAAGAGTGGGAGAATATAATAACCGAACAACTTGGTGTTAAACCTATACTTATTAACTCACGATCATTGTCGGCTCAGAACAGACCACGGCTCTACTGGACAAACATACCTGAGATAACACAGCCATTGGATCGTGGTTTAGTGCTTGCTGATATATTGGAGGATCAGGTGGATGAAAAGTTTAACCTGTCCGCAAAAGCTTGTGATTATATGTCACGCTTACGAAACGGAAAACCTAGATGGGAGTATCACACAAATCCTTTGAACGGAAAGTCAGCCTGTCTCACAGCCAATATGTATAAGGGTGTTCCTTATGGTGTTATAAAAGAGAAACTTAGAAGACTAACACCAGTCGAATGCGAACGCTTACAGACCGTACCTGATAACTACACAGCAGGAGTCAGCGACACACAACGATTTAAAATGTTGGGCAACGGATGGACTATTGACATTATCGCACACTTGTTAAATAACATGAGGCATCACACACCATTAGCTACTACTAAACAATTAGAATTAATATGAGAGACTACGATAGCTGGCTAACCGAGTTCCTTGACTACGAGGATGACGACGGATTAACCGACGAAGAACGAGAAGAACTTAAAGATTTGTACGAAGCTTGGGTAATAGATCAATACGAAAGTAACAAACTAGACTGATGGACGAAACGGACGGACACGAGGACGAGATCGAAGACATTGAAATAGACGAGTCGTTGGCGAAGCAAGTAGCGAACGGACTTGATTACTTTTGGTCACAGAATGAGTTGTGTTATGATGATAACCTAAAGGTTGTCCGAAGTGATCGACAGCGTGTCCGTCCTAAGTCTTGTTACGATTATATTAACCGAGATAAGAACGATGTCGAAGGCAATTGAGTTTGAAATGAAACGATGGGGTCGAGCTACCTATCGCCAGTTCCAACAATTCTATAAAGAAAGTGACCGTGGTAGTGAGATGGACAGCAGTAAGCGTATCCTAGGCAAGCTTGCACCACAGTTAGCACCACCCATCGAGGACTTCTTTAACCGATTTGCCGGGGATGACAGCCCATCGATGCCGATATGGCTTTGTTATATCGCTGACTTTCATCCACAAATGGTGGCACAGATAGCGTTGAAGACGGTGTTGGATAAGATGTACGCACAAGACCGACACTTTTCTCGGTTGGCATTGGAAATAGGCAAAGCGTTTGAAGAAGTAGCACGACAACGAGTAGCTGAACAGACCGTGCCAAAGAATAAGATGTTTGGTGTACGTGGTAAGAAGTCAAAGCGATCTAAGATGCAAAGGTTTTATACCGTTGAGAAGAATAACCGACGGTTTACGTGTTGGGAGAAACGATTGAAGGTATCATTGGGTGCGTGGTTGTTGGGAGAGATAAAGACACACACGGGACTGATAGAATTTAAGATGGAACGATTCGGTAAGAAGCAACGCAAAGACGTGGTGTTGTCGGGTGAGTTTACTGATTGGGTACGACGGTTTGACACGTGGAAAGAGATGCTTGATCCAATGCGTATGGCGTTACCACATAAACCGAAAGACTGGGTAGATTATTACAGCGGAGGGTACGAGTCGTTCGACGATCCGTTTGTAATGAACCGACCAAGCAAAACAAACTATACTTTCTTTAGTATCAATACTATTTACACTGCTTGCAACAACGTCCAACGAGTACCTTGGGCGATTAACAAGAAGATACTTGACATAGCTCAGAAGTGTTGGGAGTTGGAACGAGTGTTTGACTTTCATGAAGTACCACTTCAACCGTACCTAGAGAACGGAGACGAACGACCCGAAGAGCTTAGACAATGGAAGTTTAAACAAGACAAGATTCGTCGCATGAACGAGTCCAACCGTAGTAAAAGATTACAACACGCCAAGGTCATGCACTTAGCTAAGAAGTACAGCGAGTGGGACGAGGTATACTTTCCGGCTCGTATTGATTATCGTGGTCGTGTTTATTATATGCCAGCTTATCTGCACCCACAAGGCACTGATCTAGCTAGAGCTTTGTTGCAATTCGCTGATGGTCAACAAGTTACGGATGAAGAGGACGCTGAAAGACTACTGGTTCACGGAGCTAATGCGTGGGGTATCAAGGGTACACTGATGGAACGAGTAGCGTGGGTAGGTGAGCATAAAAACGATATACTTGAGTGTGCCTCTGATCCGATGACGAACGACTGGTGGATGGAAGCGAGTGAACCGTTTGGATTTCTTGCGTTTTGTATTGAGTATCAACAGTTTACGAAAGAAGGATACGGTTACGTGTCACACTTTCCAGTGCGTATGGACTGTAGCAACAACGGTATGCAGATATTACACTTGTTATTACGAGACACACGTCACGCCAAGCACTGCAACTTAGTACCTGACCAACCAGTAGGAGATATGTATCAGTACATTGCTGATCTTGTATACGAACGGTTAAAGGAGCAGTCAAAGGAGAGTTACGTGGCATCTGAATGGTTCAAGTACGGAGTCACGAGAGCTATGGCAAAGGCTGCTGTAATGAACAAACCATACGGACAATCTTACTACCACGTCATGTCTAGGTTTCTTACTATCATAGGAGACAACCATCCGTTTCAAGTGGGTGAGGAGATTGACGCTATTAACTACCTGACCGAACAGTTTAACACAGTAGCAAGACAGGAACTGGAGAGTGTTGTCCGTATTCAAAAGTTTTTACGTGGTTGTGCGGATGCTGTAGGTAATCAGGTGTTTGAATGGACGACACCGAGTGGATTTAAAGTGGTACAAGGACTGACAAAAACGAAACGTTTAGATTGTCGTACTATCGTAGGCAACGTGTCCACAATGGTACACCTGTACGATGACATTGATGAGATCGACCCGAAGCAACAACGACGTAGTGTCACTGCTAACTTTATACACGGGATAGATGCAGCTGTGGTTCATCGATTAGCATACGACATGAAGTTTGATATGGGTTTTGTTCACGATTGCTTTATATGTCACGCATCCAACGCCCGTAAAGTACACCAAGACGTACGAAAAACATACAAGAATTTCTTTTCAATTGACTTACTAGCCGAGTTCAGATGTGAGTTATTGAATCAACACCCGACAGCGAAACTGCCCGAACTGCCTGAACTTGGTGACCTAGATGTTACCGCAATAGATCGAGCCATGTATCTGCTGTCATAACACCGATAAATAAACAATGAGTATACAAGCAAGAAAGAAACACCAAGTAATAAAAGTAAAGGGTACAGCTAAGTACTGCCACTTGAATGAACCTAACAAACGGTTTGATCCTGAGTTTGGTACGTACAGTTGTGATCTAGTTATAGATAAAGACCAAGCTGATATGTTAAAGAGCACGATACGTCCGTTGTACGAAGAGGAGTTGAAGACCGTGCAAGAACAGAATGCTGGTAAGAAGATTGAACAGAAAGAGTTCCCGATTAAAGAAGAAGAGGGAGCGTTTATTGTTAAGTCTAAATTAAAAGCAGGAGGCAGACGCAAAGACGGTAGTGTTTACACTCTATCAATTGCGTTGTTTGATTCCAAAGGTCAACCGTTACCCGAAGATGTTAAAGTATGGGGTGGTAGTAAAGTTAACATGGCATTTCGTCCTAGGTTTTGGTACACACCGATGGCAGGGTTTGGTGTATCGTTTGAGTTGCAAGCCGTACAAGTAATAGAGTTACAGAACGGTGGAGTATCTGGCGTAGCAGCTGACGCTTTCGGATTCACTACTGAAGAAGAAGGATATGTTAATGGAGGGGAAAACTTAGACACTACATTCGATGCGGAAGAAACGGACGAAACCGAAGTCACAGCGAACTTCTAATAATCGTTATCGTTCCGGATTTGAATCTAAATTAGCACACCAACTGAAACGTAGTGGCGTTGAGTTCAAGTACGAGACGTTAACTATTGAGTATCAGAAGGTTAGCACATACACTCCCGACTTCATACTTCCTAACGGCATCATTGTTGAGGCCAAGGGAGTGTGGACGGTGGAGGACAGGACAAAGCACTTGTTAGTACGCAAGCAACACCCGCACTTAGATATACGCATGGTGTTTCAGCGAGCGAGTAACAAGATTAACAAGAAGTCTAAGACAACGTATGCAATGTGGTGCGAAAAGAAGGGAATTAAATATGCAGATAAAGTTATACCGAAGTCATGGCTTTCACAAAAACGCATGAACCATGCACAGAGTGCGGGAGTAGTGACGCTCTCTCCACCAACGACGACGGAAGCACCTATTGTTTCAGTTGCAACAGTTATAGTGGAGGACGAGGAAAGACCATGAGTGAACCAGCACCGAGAGAGTTCTTAACTGGCGAACCCAAAGCGATACCAAGACGCAACCTGACTCAGGAAACGTGTCGGAAGTGGGGCTACTGGGTTGGTCGTTTGAATGGTGAGGATGTACAGATAGCTAACTATAAAACACGAGACGGGAAACCTGTTGCTCAGAAGATACGATATGCTAACAAGAACTTCAGTGTTCGTGGTGAGTTGGTCGGTCTGTACGGTCAGCACCTGTGGAAAGAGGGAGGACGTCGTGTTGTTGTAGTCGAAGGAGAGATCGATGCGTTGAGTGCGTCACAGGCTATGGATAATAGATGGCCAGTAGTCAGCGTACCGAACGGAGCAAGTGCTGCAAAGAAACACGTGGCACAAGCTATTGATTGGTTAGAACGGTTTGAGAAAGTGGTGTTCTGTTTTGATATGGATGATGTTGGACGCAAGGGGGCAGCTGAATGTGCAGCACTCCTGACACCCGGCAAAGCACACATCGCAGAGCTACCACTGAAAGACCCGTCTGATATGTTAACAGGTGGCAAGTCGAAAGAGTTAGTCAGTTGTTTATATGAAGCAAGAGAGTATCGACCTGACGGAATCGTAAACGGTAAAGACTTGTGGGAGTTAGTAAGTAATACTGACGAACACAAAGCAGTACCGTATCCGTACTATAGTTTAAACGAGTTAACCCACGGCATGAGACTAGGTGAATTAGTTACGGTATGTGCGGGTAGTGGAATAGGAAAGTCTCTGTTCTGTCGTGAGATAGCTCATCATCTACTAGGTCTTGGCGAGACGGTAGGTTATATAGCACTGGAGGAATCCGTCAGGCGTACTGCTCTTGGTATCATGGGCATCCATCTGAACAAACCATTACACCTTGAAGAGGAACAACTGGACACGGAAGCGTTACGTCCTGCGTTTGAAGAGACAGTGGGTAACGGAATGTTCTACACTTACGATCACTTCGGCAGCATGGACAGTGACAACTTGCTGGGTAAGATACGATACCTGATAAAAGGATTCGATTGTAAATGGATATTCCTAGATCACCTATCGATTGTTGTCAGTGGTATAGCAGGAGATGACGAACGACGATTGATTGATAACACGATGACCAAGCTACGTAGTCTTGTTGAAGAGACCGGGTGTGGTATGGTGTTGGTCAGTCACTTAAAGCGAGTGGATAGTGGTCACGAAGAAGGAGGACGAGTAAGTCTGCACCATCTACGTGGATCGCAAGCTATAGCACAGCTGTCGGACATGGTCATCGGATTGGAACGTAACCAACAAGCTGAGACTACATCTAATGAGACACGTGTTCGTGTGTTAAAGAATAGATTCAGCGGACAGACAGGACATTGTACCACCCTTAACTACGACGGAGACACAGGCAGATACACAGAAGATAAGAACGTGTTCACCGACACAACAACTAACAACCCATTCTAAATATGATAAAGAAAAAACAAACCGAGTTAAATAGATTAAAAAACGCAATAGCTGAACAATGTATAAGGAACAATATTAATTGGGAGTATCTTATAAACAGAGCGATCGATAATGAAGCGTATGTATGCCAAGAGTATTGGGAGGGCACGATAAACGCGTGGACTGGAGAGCTATGTGATGAAGATTATATGCATTGGGAGGATGCGTTTGTTGCTAACTTTCAATTAAGGAAATTCTACAACTCAGTGTGGGGCTATGATTGCAAAGACACCCCGCCAAAACCACCGAAGCAACACACACTAGAGGCTACAAAAAGATATTATGAAAATGATAACGAGAAGTTTCCTCCTTGGTCTGGTTTTATTAAAGAAAGAAACGAAGCATACAAGGGAGAGTTTAGGGTATTGAAAGATAAAAAAGTAAAATGAAAACACTATTCTTTGATATAGAAACAAATGCGATAGAGGACTGGTCGAACTTGTCTGACTTAAAGACGGTTCACTGTCTATCTATCTACGATCCTACCACACCTAAGATGATTACGTATCACGGTGCTGGTATTAAGAACGGACTAATTGAGTTAGCTAAAGCAGAACGGATAGTCGGACACAACGTGCTTGGTTTTGATATACCTGCTCTTGGTAAACTGTACAGCTTCCACCCACCGCTTGTTAAAGTATTAGATACAATGGTCATGGCTAAGTGTATAGTACCTGATGTACGCAACGACGACTTCTTACGTAACAAGTTTGATAAGACTCTGGCAGGAAGTCACTCGTTGAAGGCGTGGGGGTTACGGTTAGACAAACTGACCAAGCTATCATACGGAGAGGAAGACGGAGCGTTCGACGAATACAACGAGGAGATGAGAAAGTATTGCGAACGGGATACAATCGTAACCCAATTGCTGTATGATTATCTGATGAGTAGTAAACCTAGCAGTCAGATGTTAGCTATCGAGCACTGGTTTGCGTACCTGATGAGACTACAAGAGAAGAAAGGTTTCGCCTTTGACATCGGGAAAGCAGAGAAGTTGGAGATGAAACTAGCAGGTGTTCGTGCTGATCTATTGGATAAACTACAGAAAGAGTTCCCGTCTAAACAAGAAGAGATGAAGACACCGAGTGGTTGGTCGTTGGAGATTGAGTGGGAAGATGGACTTGAAATAATCTCAGCAGCAACCAAGACGGAACTCAAGAAGCAACTGAAGAGTCGTAACTTAAAACAAACGTTGGTCAAAGATGCAGTCAAGTTAGCTAACAAGACTAAGACGATACCATTCAATCCCGGTAGTCGTCAGCAGATAGCTGAACGCTTGTCGTCTTTAGGATACGAACTACCGATAGAACCTGACGCTAAGACACCCAAAGTAGACGAAGCGGTGTTGCGTAGTATTGAGCATCCGTTTGCCGAGGTGTTGTGTGATTACTTGTTGGTTACCAAGAGGTTAGGACAATTAGCAGAGGGTAATCAAGCGTGGTTAAAGCTACAAAAGGACGGACGAATACACGGAAGGGTCAACACAAACGGTGCAGTCACTGGTCGTTGTACACATCAGAATCCAAATGTAGCTCAAGTACCTGCTTGTCGTGCTGAGTACGGAGAAGAATGTCGTGACTTGTTTAAAGCAGGAGATGGATACAAGTTAGTGGGGTGTGACGCAGCAGGATTAGAACTACGAATGCTTGCCCACTACCTAGCTTACTATGACGGTGGTGAGTACGCTAAGACGGTTATCGAAGGAGACATTCACACACTGAATCAGAAAGCAGCAGGACTGGAGACACGAGACCAAGCTAAGACGTTTATCTATGCGTTCCTTTACGGAGCAGGTGACGCTAAGATTGGTGAGATCGTGGGTGGTAGTGCTAAAGAAGGACAGATGTTAAAGCGTAAGTTCCTTAGCAACCTACCAGCGTTGAAGAAGTTGCAAGCAGATGTACAACAAAAGGTACAACGAAGTAACAAGCTGATTGGATTGGATGGTCGTATACTTCCTGTTCGTTCACCACACGCTGCGTTGAATATGTTGTTACAGTCAGCAGGTGCTGTGTGTATGAAGGTAGCGTTACTTCAGTTGTTCACTCGTCTTAATCAAATGAAGTGGCAACTCGGTAGAGAGTACAGCTTCGTTGCTAACGTACACGACGAGTTCCAAGCAGAGATACAACCTGACAAAGCTAGTGTATTCTGTGAGTTAGCTGTTGATGCAATACGACGTGCAGGTAAGGAGTTAAAACTAAACGTCATGTTGGACGGGGAAGCAAAGATCGGAGAGACGTGGGCACAGGAACACACTAGAGCTTGAGTTCGATTGGCACTTGAAGGTTGCAGAATTATACGATACTGTTGACCTTAACCTACCTATGCCGTCCTCATCATCCCAGCGAACAGGAGCAATAGCTGAACAAAAGTTTATCACTGAATGTTTAGAGACGGAACTTCGAACCGCACCTCCCTGTAACACCAATGCCGTGGGACTTGATCGTCACGTGTCCCAGCAGGAATCCTAAAGGTACAAATCAAAGCAACCAACACACGGGCTATTCCAGGCTAAGAATTGTTATAGCTGTGTCACGTCTGTTGGTTGTAAGAACAAAGACTATATGTCAGATGACATCGATGTTGTTGGTATATATGTTGTACCCTATTGATACGTGGTGGATGATACCAAGAAATGAAATACAATCTAAAACCATAAAACTAAATCCAGCACCTGACAGTACATCGAAGTACAAGAAGTGGCAGGATAACTGGAGTATATATTATGAATAAAACATTATTGATTGATGCTGACGTGTTAGCGTTTGAAGCATCAGTAATAGCCGAGGAATCAATTGAGTGGAAGGAGGAGATGTGGACAGTACACGCTGACATGGCACTAGCTAAAGCTCGTATTGTTAATCGCGTCGAAGAGTTCAAACAGAAGTTACAAGCAGACGACATCGTTATGGCTTTGACTGATCGTGCTAACTATCGTCGTGTTCTTAACCCTGACTACAAATCTAACAGATCAAAGAGTCGATTACCTATCATATTAAAACAAGTAAAGCAGTGGATAATAGAAGAAATGGACGGTCAACTATGGCCTACCTTAGAAGCAGATGACGTCATATCAATTCTGGCAACGGACAAAAAGATGGATGAAGAAACAATCATCGTCTCCGTTGACAAAGACTTCAAAAGCGTACCGGGCATCTACTACGACTTCAACAAAGACGAAACGCATCACGTCAGTCAGGAAGACGCAGACCGATACCACCTGATACAAACACTGACGGGTGACGCTGTGGATGGATACAGTGGTGTACCTAAAGTGGGAGCTGTAACTGCCAAACGTCTACTTGAAAAAGAAGGATATGAATGGGAGGTTGTAGCCAAGTGCTACGAAGATGTAGGCATGACAGAGAACGATGCACTGATGAATGCATGGATGGCACGACTGCTGCAAGCTGATAACTACTGCTTTAGAACTAACACAATTAAAAAACTATGGACACCGAGAAACTACCAAACCAAGGATATACTAAAGATTTCACCACAGGTGCTAGACGTGACGGGGACATTGGACGCGGACGACCCTCGCTTATTCCTCCGATCGCCTTACGCAGCCTCGCCAAAAGATTTGAAGATGGCGGTAAACTTTACGGAGACAACAACTGGAGAAAAGGATTCCCGTTAACAAGACTGTACGACAGTATGTTCAGGCACTTGTTAGCGTTAGCTGAAGGAGACGAAACGGAGGATCATGCGGGTGCAATCTTGTGGAATGCGTCAGCGTGGTTGTGGACAAAGGATCAAATAAACAAAGGTAATTTACCAATAGAACTGGATGATATAGAGAACGATGAATGATACCGAACCTATAAAGCTGACGGTTTAGACGACGCTTGCATAGGTACAGACTACAGAGACCTTAGATTAGTTTATTCTATAGAGCGTATTATACAGATACTTATAACAAGAGATGGTATGGATATGGACGAGGCTATAGAATACTTTGACCACAATATAGGTTGTGCGTTTGTTGGCGACATGACTCCGTTGTATGTATGGACTGAAGATAAAGTAGACTTATGAATGAAGAAATAGTATTACCCGCTCTGTCAAAAGATTTGATAGATAAGCTTGACAAGCTATACCCGGATAAATGTCCCCTCTTGACAGACGAAGAGAGAATGGTATGGTATAAGTCAGGACAACGTAGTGTAATTAATTATCTACGACAGATTTACGACGAACAACTTCAAGATAACATAGTAACCAAACAATAGTCATGTGCTTTAGCTCACCATCCGTACCCGCACCACCGCCACCACCAGCACCACCTCCTCCCCCGCTACCTACTGCGGAACGTGCTGTTACTCAACGAGCTGCACAACCACAAGCTAAGAAGCGTCGAGGCACACAACAATTGACTGTTCGTCGTCCTAGTGTTGGAATGGGTGGAGCAGCAGGTCAGACTGGCGTACAACTTTCACAATAAAACAAAGTAATAATATAACATGAGCCTTCGCACACTAGATAAAAAGACACTACTCTCAGATGCTACATCAGCAGGGGCGGGTAGTTCGTTCGGGTCTGAGCGTACTAAGGGATATACATTTGTAATCTCTACTACAGTCAGCGGTACAGCAACCATAGCCATTCAGGCTTACATTGGAGGAGGATGGAGAACGATCCACTCTGAAGACGTAACCACTGACGGAGATGTAATGATCAGAGATGACCACGGTCACTACGAAAAGATCAGAGCTAACATCACAGCTTACACCAGTGGTACACATAGTATGTTCGCTACTGGTACAGTTGATTCTCTTTAATGGTCGTTACAGTTTACATCGGACGCCCGTCCACCTAGCAACACACAGCTGCTACCCAACAGATTCCTACGTCCTGCGTTTGGTGAGTTGTACGGGTTTGATGCAGACGCTGATAGCGGTGTTACTATAGATGGAGCGTTAACAACAGAACTAGCTGAACCATTAACAGCAGAGAACGGAGACATATTACAATTTGAACCAGCATAAAAATGGCTAATAAAAAATTTACAGAACTTGATAATTTAGCGACCCCAGTAGGAGCCGATATAATGGCAATCGTGGATGACGTCGCAGGAACACCCACCACTAAGAAAGTAACAGCGACTAACCTGATGACCCTAGCACCTGTGCAATCGGTAGCAGGACAGACGGGAACGGTTACAGTATCAGCAGGAGATTTAACAGACGGCAACTTCGATGGAGAAGCTATACTAGGATTTGACGCATCCATTAACGATCAGACAGGCACTGCATACACACTTCTTGCAAGCGATAATGGAAAAGTCGTAGTGCTTAATAACGGATCAGCAGTTACAGTAACAGTACCAAGCGGATTAGGCGTAGGGTTTAATTGTAGTTTTATGCAAAAAGGAGCAGGGCAAGTTACCTTCAGTGCTTCTAGTACTACTATCAACAACAGACAATCTCACACTAAGATTAAAGGCCAATATGGAGTGGCAAGCATACTCGCTTATGTAGCTGATACATTTGTTTTAGCCGGGGATACAGCTTCGTAATGACCTTTATTCTTCCAAGTATTGGTGGTGGAATAATCGCTAGTCCCACTGCAATTCCGTACAATAACACCTATTCAGTTAGCTTCGATGGCGTTGATGATTTTGTTTCTACTTCATCGTTCGATCTTACTTCAAACAAGACAGTAAGTTATTGGATTAATTTGGATAGTATTAGTTCAGCCGGAATCTATCTATTTGGAAAGGGTGCATCTTACTTTAGCTACCTAACAGCGAACGGCCAAACACTTTACATTTATGACGGAAGCAGTGTCGGGACTTTTACTTTAGGAAGTGGGAATGCAATTACAACAGGATCGTGGATTCACATCGCTATCACAGGAAATGGAACTACCGCAAAACTGTATAAAAATGGGTCGTTTATTGATGACACTGGGGATGTTACACCAACAGGAATGGATCGATTTGCAGGAGATAGTGTCGGAGGTTCTCGTTTTGTAGACGGATTGATGGATGAAGTGGCAGTATGGGATGCGGAACTTTCGGCAAATGACATTACATCAATTTATAATAGCGGTTTACCCAATGATCTTTCAGATGCAAGTTCCTACGACACAGATAGAACTTCCAGTTTAGTTCATTGGTGGCGTATGGGTGATAATGATTCAGGAACGGGAACTACTATAACAGATCAAGGTAGTGGTGGTAACGATGGCACATTAACTAACGGCCCAACATTTTCAACAACAGTACCTCTAGGCCCACTCGTCCTTCCCTCCATAACGAACAGCTATGCACTCAGCTTCGATGGGTCAAACGACTACGCGGACTGTGGTGTGCTAACTGAATTGCATGGGGCTTCCACTATGTCGCTTAGTTTTTGGTTTAAGAGCGATACATCAGGGGAAGGGCCATCAATGGGTTCGAGAACAGGTTCAACTAATCAATGGGGATTCCTAAGAGCAGGTTCTGCAAACTATGTGCAAATCGTGACAGGTGGTGCAGGTAAATATTTTTCATACTCCTCTCCGGCTGACACAAATTATCATCACTATTTGCTGACATTTTCATCAGGCTCAATTAATTTTTACATAGATGGAGCTGCCGTTTCAATTAGTTTGCTAAATATAGGCAGTGGCTCAGTTCCCGCCCTACATTCTGAAAGTGTTAGTTTTGATCTCGGACGAAATGCCACATTCTATTCTCACGGATTAATA